AACTTGTCCGGTCGTCTTCACTATACACCAGACCTCGTTGATTTCCTCGACGCTGATGTCAAGGTAGCGCTTCTTGTTGTTTTTATCGGTGGTAAAAATTGTATCCATTATAATAATAAAAGATATGATTCAGGTGGTAAATTATGAGAAGATGGAGCGACTTAGGGCTCCTCCGCTCACAAACGTACCTGTCAACCTGAACACGTTAAGTATTATTATAGTGATAGTGGGACTTATTTATATGTATAAAAGATATATTACTATTAAACAATCTCGTGAACAATCTCGTACTTGAGACATTCGCTAGAATCTAGGTAGACATCATGTGTCATCATTTCCTTAAACTTTGGTTTAGGAATTTTCGTTTCACTCTCGTACAAACATTTCATCATTTTCATGATCTTTTTGCACGTTTTCAATTCATCTCTCAAATCCTTATATTTACCCATAAATCCAGACGACAACTGATGAATGAGTATATGCGCATGCTTTCCAATCATTCGCTTCTTACCACCGAGAAGCATAAATGTCGCAGCACTACAGCACGTACCCTCAGCTATAGTATGAACCCTAACATTGGAACGTCTGAGTGTGTCCATGACACCCATACCAGCGTATACATCACCTCCATCACTACAAATGTGGACGGTTATAATTGGATCATAACCAGGAAGTTCGATCGCTTTCTTTCTCAAATCTATTTCTAATTTTCTGAATGTTTCTGTAAATTTTAGAATACTAGTTCTGTCTATGTCACCATAAAAATAAATGTCACACCCAACGACGCGCACGATTTCTTGGGTCTCGTCTTCACTCTCTTCGTCAGAGCTCATTTAATACATGTGTCATTTTCTTTTTAACTTTCATAACTTCACTCGTTTTCAATTTGTTATGAAGAGCTAAATGATTCATAACGTCGAAATCACCAGGTTCCAGCTTATATTTAAAACACGTCTCAAAATTACCAATTTTCGCGTACTCTCGAAGAATTTGTAATTCTTCTATACCAATTTTTGTAGTGTTTCTATTTTGAATATTTTGTATTTTTTGTAATCTCATTTTATAATTACCATACTTTGTCCAAGTACTTCCAGCTTGTAATTCATCTGGTTTTAGCAATTCACCCAGATAATGCTTGGGTATAGCTATACCGCATAAGGTATAATAAGGCATATATTCCCATTCCCCTTTGTATATACCAGCATCATACACATCAGCTAGAGATAATGACTCTGAAATTTTTTCAATATTACTCTCATTCGAATGTGGGTAATTACCATGTATAACATCTATAACATGTCCCCTTTCGTGTACAGTTTGTGAAATATCAAATGCCCCCCTATGACACAACACTTCGACGAGTATACTTTTAGACGTTTTAAAAATATCCTTTTCATCCGACTTATTAATATAATGATAAAAATCGCGAATGTTCCCAGCGCACTTATCGGATGCAAAGCGAGCCCCAGGGTTCTCGGGTTCTAAAGAAGCTATTTCATCAGCAGTTCGCTTGGGTACGATTATCAACTCAAACCCGGGTATTATATGAACAGAATTCGAAACAAAAACGACGGAGCCTGTCGTTAAAGGTGCCTTTTTTGAAGTTATCCTTTCCATGAGCTGTCTGTGCCCATACACATTGACATCATACCCATCTATGAATATATGAAAAGATGTTTCACCTATGAGATCTAAAAAGGTACTCTTTCTTTGGAAAAGTTCACTATGTATCTCTATACTATTGGAATTATTCAAAACTTTTTCCAAGATGAATGTTTTTCCTACACCAGAAGAGCCGCATAAGAACACGTTCAACCCCTTTTTAACACACTCTTCCAATCTTTGAAGTTCTTTCGTGTGAAGCGTAGGGGTTGGATCTTTTTTTTGTGGAAGTATTTTAACAAAGGCATCCATGTCTGAAGACTTTACTGAACAAGCTCTAGATATTTTTTTAGAAAATGATACACTTCATAAAAAAGTTATTGAACCTATCAAACGAAAGGTATACCCTTATGTTATAAGTATTTTACTCTTTAATGTTATTCTTTTTTTGATGCTGGCTTATCTGACTCATCGGGTATATCTGCTACAACTTTGATATTCTCTAATTCTTTGTTTTTTACACGACGGATACCTTCTATTTCCTTACCCAATTCATGACGCATCTCAGATTCGCTCATAAAAGTTTCTATGGGTTGAATGTGTAATATTTCAGGTTTAAAGAATTCCGAATCTTCAGGAAATTGTTTTTCAAACGCTTGAATGATAAAATATGGTAAAGGTGGAGATTGTTCTATGAGTCGATCATATTCTGCGCGACATGTTTCTATCATAGTCGTCCCGTCTATAGAACGTTCCTCTACAGGCAGAGATAACTCTAATCGAATAGTGCGGGAAAGTTTACCGTATTGGAGTGACGCAACTCTGCATCCTTCCATCATTTCATTTATCTTTAAGAATTGCATAATAGTTGCTATGATTCCTGCTATCAGATTCATCGCACCGATTACAGATGGAACCGCACCTCTCATGTTTTCCGGAAACGAATTCTGTGCAAAATTCGCAGTTCCCGTTATCGTCGAAAGAACGATGACTGGTAATGTAAATCGCATACTCTGTTTTTTGAAGACTAAATACGCATGGTTATGCATGTACCTGTAGCAGGCGGATGCCTCACCCCATGTTTTCAGAATAACTTCTTGCTGAGGATGCCAAAATGGGACAACTTTGGTAGACTTTTTGTTATTCATACTATAAGTTCGATAAATTTCTGAGACTACTATAAATGAAAAAGAAGCTTAACCCTCAAGTCGCGACGTTCATTATAATAGCACTTCTCGCGGCTGTCATGTATCTTCTGATGTACCCTAAAGAAAATATCGTTCAAGTTCAAGTTCCAGTTCCTGTAGAAATGATAGCACCCAGGGAAGTCGTCATGGAACCCGAATTCAGGAATCCACCTATTAAAAAGTACAAACCTGGGCACGTACAGCAGATGGGCGTTCTACTCGGTGATAATAATGAAACACTCCCTTTGTACGGGAAAGAGGTTCGAGGTAGGCGCGACAGGTATAACTATTATACCGCTACATCTGGGGATCAAATATACCCATTGTCTGTTTCACATAACGAAAGGGATTGTATGGATGATATGGGGTGTGGGGAACTCTATGGAAACGAGAGCATCAGTGTCATGGGCAACGACTCAAACTTCCAAGCTAAATTGTACAGAACCGACAATTTTTTTTAACTCGGGTTATATAAATGAACGCCGTAGAGTTCGAAGCTTATAATTTAGAGCAACACATAGCATCAAAATCACAACTCGCGTACGATGCAAGTTTATCCTCTCATTCGGCCGCAGAGGCGGCGCAGCAGCAGTATTTGATAATTCAAGATTCGGAAACCAAAATAGAGAATATAAATCAAGTCATGAAAGAAACGTATGATGAAATTACAAAACCAGGAACTACATACGTACAATCTGTAGAATATTTACAATTGATGAAAGATTCCAAAGTTGTATTAGAGGCATTTTACAACGCCGCTTTGCAAGCTGAGATTTTGGCAAATACTCATATAAATTTGGCCCGTGAAAAAGGTGAATTGGCTGAAAATTATACTAAAGCTGTAAATGATTATTCGGTAAAATTACAAGAATTAGCTTCCGACTATAATGTATAATTTATCTAATAAAAACAATTCCAAATTTATTAGTCATTAACTTTTTAGCTTCCTGTAAAGATGGTTTAGACCATAAAAGCCACCTTGACCAAAAGCCAGCCGTTTTGACCCCCTGTTTACTCCACGTTTCGCCCATTCTCCCATGACGAGCTAAATATCTTCGCATGCGAGAAGGATCTTTGTGTATGGTATAATCAGAATACCCCTTTCCACCGAAATGAACTTTCGATCCATCTGTAAAAATAGCGGTAAACTTTTTTTCAGGGTGTAAACTTTTGATAAGTTTAACTCTCATTATTTTATACGTAATATAATAATACGATGGCATCCCTAGTCAGATATTTGGACGGATCGTATCTAGATGCTGGATTGTATTGGATTAAGATCGGGGATAAATTTACATCTTTACCTCTCGATACGATACGTACTGTAGATGGATTGTATACATATTCATCAATGCCCTCTGGTGTTTCTGGGCGTTTAGCTGATGGGTCATACAAATTAATAAATGGTGGATACCAAGTTCCTAAAATAGGAGATGATGGGTTCCCGATACTAAATGTGTACACGTATAGAATCCTTGGTGAAGGTGGTGGTTTCGATTTACCATCCGGTACTATTAAAACTCAAAATGGAAAGTTCAAATTACCGGATAATACTATCATAGATGGAAGAGCTATTAAGATGTCTAACGGTAGTTTCAAACTTCCTGATGGTTTATTTATGTTAAGTAGTACTAGTTCATTTAAAATTTCTAAAAATTTAGAAAATGCTGCGATAAATGTGGATATCGCAAAAAATTCCGATGTTCTGGCCAAATCAACAACAACCAGGGTATCTGATATATCCGATAATATAACCGATTCGTTAACCAACTCTCTCATAAAACGAAATGAAGTTGATGGAAAAATAAAAAATGCGGATGATGCGGTCACTGGTAAGAAAAATCTTGACGAGGGTGCGGATTCACAACGTCCTAAAGATCCCGACCCAGATGCGGATGCGGCTTTGAAAAGACGTATTGACTCTCTCGAAGCTGTGTTAGGTATAGCAGGTTTAGCTATGTTAATAGGTGGGTTATTAATGGATAATGGTGATGAATCGGAAAGAACCGCGAGCGAGAATGTGAAGGGGTGTGTAAGTTTGTGTTTACCGCATAATTTTTCAGAATATTATTACGGTAGGGTGGGTTATGATGAATTGAAATATACTACGATGGAAAGTGCGCGCGAAGAATTTCCCAATTTAGCGATATATCAAGATCAACCATTTTGTAGTTTAGAAAATCAGGATTGCTATGAACATTGTAAGGCTGCGTGTTTCAACGTTCATCAAGATGAACAGGAAGGTGATGGAGATGGAGATGGAGATGATAAACCTTGGTGGGAAAAGTTATTTCCAGACGTGGATAGTAATATAGTAACAGCAGTAGGATTGGCTATATTAGCAGTCATAATAATTGCCTTTTTAATCATGATATTCTCACTTTACTCTTCATAGCTTAAAGAATTTCCATTCTTTATGTATATGATTCTGAGTATAGATGTGGGAATCAGAAATTTGGCTATGTGCCAATTTAATGAAACATCTAACCTAGTCGTAAATTGGGACGTTTCCGGAATACCTCCCGAGCATAAAGATGGTGTATATGTTTCATTAAGAAAGCATTTAGATGAAAGACCCTGGGTTCTCGAATCGGATATCATTTTGATAGAGAAGCAACCCGATCGTAATAAAAAAATGAAAATGGTGGAACACTTTTTACACGCGTATTTTGTCATAAAAGCTCCAAAATCAGAGACGATCATTTACGATGCGAGGTTTAAAATCCCAGATGTAGTGGGTCCCGGGAAAGCGCAATACATGAAACGTAAAAAGGTATCCATAGAAAGATGTGAAGCATTTTTACGTGGGGATGATACGAATAAACATTGGATAGAAACCTTCATGAAGTCTAAGAAGAAGGACGATTTAGCTGATACTGTCATGCAAGCTATAAGTTTCACGAAGCGGGTGGAACCT